CTTTAGTTGTCTTGCCTTTTGTTTCATGGCTAAATCAAAGCCAAAGACCATGTGATTCGCCTCGGATTCTGGGTCTTCTAGCCACGCCTGTTGATGGTCTACCCATTCGTCCATCTTCCGCCGTTTCATCGTCTCATAGGCGGAGATCGCCATGGCTTCGGTGTAATATTTAACACCTTGGGCAAGGGAGTCTAATCTGTCGTCGTGTTTAACAGCGCCTTTCTCCCGACACATACGACTCATCTGATAGAAGAGCATATATGGGAGTCGTTCCTCAGGCGGACTGTCCGGATTCGACCGGTAATCCCATTCGATAACGGATCTATCAATAACAAGGCGATGCTGATTAAGCACAGGCTCAAGGGCATCAATAATACGGTCTTCTTTCCTGACATTAGCTCGTACCTCCTCAATATCTATGGCTTGTTTCGTCTGTTGAAGGTGTTTTCGGAAGAGCTCCGCCACAATCCCATCACCGAAGTTGGTCTCGATGAGTAATTTCGTGACACCGTATTTCTTACATCCGCGCAGAATATCAAGAAGCGTAGCATCAGAGTATCCATCCCGATATGCCCTCATTTCGTGCAGATATAGGAATCCATTTCTTTGAGAGATAAACGAGACTGCAGTTTCATCCGATCCTCTGCCGCTCGGATCAACTGAAGCAATTGTTTCTGTGTAAGGTCCCCAGTCTCCTTGTAGTAGCATAGCATTGTAAAAATAATCTCCTGGGAGACCGACGGCGGGTAGGTCTTTGATGACGTTTGTTGGGTCGCTGCACCAGACAACGGCGTCAGGAGCAGAAGTAGGGTTGACAGACGTAACAACAAGGTCGCTACATTTAAGCGGGAATTTAGAAGCATCACTCAAACTCGTGTCTAACATGAACTGCAACATAAAGTTGCTACGACCCATTGAAGCCTCACGGTCAATCAGGTCTTCGTTATCGAACCGTTGGTCGGTTACATCCCACGGTTCCGCCCCATTTTCGATATCAGCGACCAGTTGAGGCGCTAACAAGCCCTCATAGTTGTCCATCTTCCGAGGATACCTAGCCGTCCACACAAACGGGCGGTAATTCCGCTCTGCTAGCTTCCTATAGATGGTAAAGGTCGTTTGAGGCGTTCCCAAAATGGCAATACGGCTTGTGTCTTTCGGTGTCAAGATGGATTCGACTTCCGTGGTCAACTGAAGGAGCTTCTCTCTCATCAGTTCTGTCATTGAGTTGCCAGGCACTTCGATATCGTCCAACACCATCAGATCGGCACGCGATCCAGTTAGTTGCCCGGTAATACCCACAGACTTCACAGACGGAGCCTGGTGAGGGCGGCACCTCACATCGAAACTGATCCGACTCCACCGAGCGTCCTCCGAAGTCGGTCTTAAATGATTCAGCCAAGGTGTTTCGATAATAAGCTTTTGAAGGAAGATTGACATGTTATCAGCCCGCTCCTTTGAAGCGGAGATAATCATGATCTTTGTTTCTGGGTCGTTGAAAAGGTTCCACAACACAAACGCACCTGTAATCCAGCTCTTACCGACTCCTCGGAAGGCTTGAATCTGTAGACGCTTAGGTCCGTGTTGAAGGTAATCGGCAATAGCGTATTGAGCTCTTGTCGGAGATGGCAGTTCAAGTTGATTCCAAAGGGCTTGCAGAAACAGCTTGAAATCGCCCTGTAAGGCGGTTAAAGCATCCATAGGGTACATTCTATCATAAAGGGTGGTAGAGGCGCCTTGTAGCGCCTCCTAGAGGTCAGTCAGCGATCGGTATGTACAGGCGACCAGTCTGAGATGCAATATCAAGCAATCTTTCGTTAGTCATACCTGCAATTGTAGGAGTCTGATCCGGTATTCCTAAACTACTGGGTAAAGCATCCAGTCCTCCTCCTTTGAAGAAGGTCTGTAACATACCACGGAATTTACCAGCGCTAGGCTTCGACGGTTTAGCCGGTGTACCCGATTTAGACGGCTTAATCTGTTCCATCAGCTTGAGCCGGTTTTGCAGGGCTTCGCCTTCGACGTGAGCTTGCCTGTGAGGGCTAGGTTTGTTAGGAGCCGGTTTAGTGTTACTCAGTGGCATCACGTTCTCGGCTTGGTTACCGATTGAAACGCCAGCACGGCGGAACCGTTCAA